CCACTTGGAGTTGCTATGCCAGGAAATGTTCTAGTTAAGTGATAAACTGTATATGCCAAACCTTGTCCACCAGCAGACTGCATATTTGATTGTGCTGTTTGAAGATTAATATTGGCTATGCTGAGAGCATCCTGTGCATCATTCTTATCCTGAAGGGCATCTTCTTTATGACCAAAGGAAAGTTCTACTGTTACTGTCTGGCCATCTACATTTGACTGTGCAAGTTCTACTTCTTCTAAGGCTAGTTCTTCTGCTTCCACTGCATCTTCATAGTCTTCTTGAGCAGCGTCTCTGACATCCCGCAGATTTTTAGCATACATGAATTTATTCTCTGCTATGTCAATTAGGCTTATTAGACCATCTTTATAGTCTAATTTATCTACTGCGCTATTTAGATTCTCAATCTGCTTGGCTGCTACTGTGAGGGGGTCATCAGAGTGTGCACCTTCTGGGGAGATAATAAGCCAGCCAAATGCTAAAAGTGTGGCTGTCAGTATGCGTGTTAGTCTTTTAATTTACCTTTCCCCCTTGCAGACTGATGTCTGATAGGATGATTATACCATTTTATTCCACAAAAAAGGGGCTACCATAATTGGCAACCCCTTTAGTGTTGGAATGATTACTTAAGCAAAGCAACCTTTGCCTTTGGATTCTTCTTGTTCCACTGAAGAGCCAACTTGTTGAATGCAGCCTTTACAGACTTAAGTGCTGCTGCATTATCTGCAGTTAACTTAGCAATCTGTGCATCCTTAGCAGCAAGAGCAGCATCTGATGCTACCTTAGCAGCAGCAGCCTTATCTGTCTCTACCTTAACTGCTGCAGCAAGTGCTGCATCTGCAGCAACCTTTGCATCAGCAAGTGCCTTGTCTGAAGCAGCCTTAGCAGCAACAGCATCTGAAGCAGCCTTTACGACTGCAGCATCTGCTACAGCCTTAGCAGCAATCGCTGCATCCTTTGCAGCCTTTTCAGCAGCAAGTTCTGACACTAGATCACGAACTGCGATTTCTGCAAATGGTGCTAGTGCACGAGCAGGAAGACCAACTACGTCTGCAGATGTTGCATCTGATGATGTTGTTGGAGCAAATGTGATAAGTGAGCGTGTTCCAGTTGTTGGAAGAGTTGCCTTAAAGGTTGCTGTTCCAAAGTCTGTTAGTGTAGCGCCAGTTGTTACTGTTGCTGTGTCTAGCACTGCTGTTGCAGCAAAGACTGTTGCTGTAATTGACTTACCAGAAACCTTGTTTCCAAATGTATCTGTTGCAGTTACAACGATATCCTGCTTAGTTCCTGCTGCTCCTGCTACAGGTGCTGAAACTGCTAGGTTGTTGATCTTGCCAGCAGTACCCTGTACATAGTATGTAAGAGTTGTTCCACCGTTGTTAATTACAACGGTACCAATTGCTGTTGTCTTTGTGTAGACAAAAAATGTTGCAGTTGTTCCAGTACCTGTTGCAATTGTCAAAGATGATGATCCTGATGATGCTCCGACTGGTGCTGCTGATGTGTGTAGTGCAGATACGATTGTTGCATTAGTTGCTACTGCAGTAACTGATGTTCCTGCTGCTACTGTTGCTACAAAACGCAATGCGTCTGCTGCATCAATTGTGTTGTCTGCTGGGACTGGCAGTGTAGCAGGGGTAGCAATTACACCATTAGTTGTGTTTGCTGTTCCATCTAGCGTTACCGCTACTGTCATTACTGTAGCATTTGCAGGTGCTACTGCGACCATGCCCAAAGTCATGGCTGCAACCACGGCTAGTGCGATCTTCTTGAATGAATTCATTCGTTATTCTCCTTGTTTATAGTGTTTTTAGTCTGTCCAAATAGTCTTTTATCTCTTCTATTTGGCTAGGTTTATATTGTATCACATTGCGACTTTCCAAGTCAAATTGCTCTTCTGGAGTCTTTGGCCTATCTCTAAATGTATGGACCTCTACTTCAGTGTCTATATTTTTTGAGGTATGTGATATTGCCCCAAATATTGCTCCACACACAGCATCAGCCAAGTCTTTTGACTTTTTTCGTGGGTGGTCAACTCTGTCATTTTTCATAATCTTTAACTGTGTTAGTTCATCAAACAATAAATCAATTGCAGGCATAGCAAGCCTTTCTTCATATACAAGCATAGCCATATCTTCGTAGTGCTTTTTAGCAACAGAAACAGTATCAGTCTTCATTCCAACCTGCTTTAGTTCATTTTGAATATCAAATGATTGCCAACGGTCAAACGAAACCATACCAATATCAAACCCTATTCTTCTGAGGTTCTGAATCCACTGCTTAACTTCTGAAAGATTAACTGGTCCTTCTACCTTTGGTTCCCACCATGCTACTGCATCTACTACAACTATTGGTGCTACTTGTTCGTAGTTATTAATTACCTGGATATTTACCCACTTGTCAACATGAGCAATAGCAACAGCACACTTATCGTGTTTCTGTGCAAGGTCAGCATGCACATAATATTTCTTTGTTGGATCTGGCTTGAATGATTCGTCAAACCTTCTAAAGTTATCTACTGGGTTTCTTAGTGTCATGCAGGCTCTTACTTTATCTGCCTGCTTAAAAAATGCATCAGATGCAAAAGTTGGTACACATGCAAAGCGCATCATTGCATCCCCAAGGTCTGTCATGAATGCAATCATGAAGTCATCGATCTTTCGTGTAGGGTTTACTTCCCATGTTGGTCTCTTTAGTGCGAATACTCCTGGATACTTATATGATGTAATCTGGTCTTCTTCCCAAGAAATTTCAAATGAGTTATCTGGGCTATCCTCTGGAAGCAAAGGATTAATTGTAAACTTATGAGTTCTTTCTACAACTTCTTTTTCAGCAACAACATCATCATATTTTTCTGAAATAAAGTCACCTGGGTATCTTGGAAATGAAAGTAAAACAACCTTTCCAAGATCAGGGAATCGGGAATCTACTGATCCACGGAAAGCCTTGTAGATATTGTCAGCAGTCTTTCCTTGTTCATTTCCTGTTCCAACCTCAGACGCAAAACCAGAAATCTCATCAAGCACTGCAAGAAGAAGGTTTAGGCCCTCATGCGATTCTCTTTCTGAGTGACCAGAGTAAACGGTAATAGATTTGTCAAACTCAATTGAGTCAGCCTTTGCATAATATTTTCCAGCAAACCATGGGGATCTTTCAATCTTTGATTTAAAACCTTTAAAGAAAACATTCTTTGCTTGTTGTGCGTTAATAGCAACATTGATTAAGTCGATAGCATCTCCAGATGGCTTACCAAAATACTTTGCTGGGTCTTTTAAGCATAGAAGTTTATATACGATGTAGGAGCATGCTACGGTTGATGTGAAGTCTTTACCAGATCCCTTGCCAAGTTGCAGAATAATTTCATTCTTTGTGTACTTATCATAATACCTTGATCCCTTTTCTTGGCCCATGATATTAATAAGGTCTTCTTTACGATATATCTGGCTCATGGCTTCAACTATGTCATACTGAATATCAGACAAAGGTGGCTGACCTAAGTAATCTTCTCCTTCAACAAATGTTCTTGCATCTACAGGTGTTTCTTGAAAATGATCGCTCTTCAACGCTTCTAAAAATTCATCAAACATGTCTGGCATTATTCCCAAAACCCAACTATAACATATTTAATTCCATCTGTGACTGGATCTGCAGAGTGAGAAAATTCTTCACTAGAAGGGAAAATAAAAAGACTACCTTTGTTTGGCTTAAATGTTTTATTAAATTTTGTGAATGTTAGCGTTCCTCCACTATAGTTATCATTTAAGTATAGTATTGCTGATATTTTTCTAGGAAACTCTTCTGTTGAGTCTGTATGCTCAACAAAAAATTGATCCTTTAAGTATCTTGTAACTATGTAAGCAGTGTTTTTTGATATGCCTATATTATTATCTTTAGCATATTGTTTAATATGTGGATCAATTGCAATATCTATTTGTTCGTAAAATGAAGATGGCATATCAGCAATATCTGCATCTCTAATGTTTTTGTTTATAGAACTTCCTTTTTCTAAAGAATATCTAGACTTTGCAACACCGCCTTCTCTCCATGCTGATTCATTGCAGTGTTTTAAAACATCTTCTAAACCTATGTCTTCAAATTTTATAATCCGTATTTCATCTAGGCTACTCATTGTTTACCTCAGAAACTATTGTTACCACATGACCTTCTTTTGCAATAGAAGAAAGTCTTTGCATTATAATGTCTCTTATTTGCGGATGCTCAGATGCTATGTCTTTTAATATTCCAACAAGAATTTCTTGACGCTTTTCAATTTCCATCATTTCTTCTGCAAGTTCTTTGTTCTCAAGAAGACCAGCCTTTTGAAGCATATCAATTCTTTTAGACTCAATGTCCATTACAAGTTTAATACCTGCTGTCTTTGCACTAAGATTATTAGTCATAGATGCTTCATCAATAACTTCGTATGTACGAGAAACTAACTTGCTGTAGTGTGTATCCGCAGCAGCAAGTGCTTCTTTGGCACGAGCACGAATAGCATCATTAGCAGATGCCATAACCTTCCACTCATTAATGAGAGTTACAACCTTTTGTCTTGGTATAGATAACTGCTTTGAAATTACTGTAGGGTCATTTCCCTTTAGATATTCTTCTACAACCTGGTTTACCTGATCGAGATGTTTTACTAAATCTTCCTCAGTTGACACTGTTTAACTCCCGTGCTATTTTTAACAATATCAAGTATCCTATTAGGTCGTCTACATCATTGTCTCCTACAAAAGCACCACCTCTTGTTATTCTTGACAACTTGTCATCAATTCTTACATACAACTGCTCAATGCTATCGGATGTAGAAAATATCCGAACAGGGTTTAAAGCAGAGTCTCCGTAAGATTTATTTTTTCTGATAAGCATCTCTTTGATCTCATCACATACCTGACCTATTGTAAACTGTGTCTCAGAACTCATCTTCATCCTCATCTCTTAAATCCCAATTGAAATCTGGAATATTTTTTATTGTGACTAATGTATATGCTACACCTGCTGTAGCAATCAGCGATAATATAAACATCATTTTTTTAATATAACTCATCTCTTTGACTTCCTTAGTCCAAATTTAGCAAGGTATACGTAGATTGTTTCTAAAGAACAACCACACTCTTTTGCAATTTCTTCTGGTGTTTTTTTATCCATAAGATACCTCTTACGCATAAAGGTTTCACTTGTATATAGTTTAGCAGCCATAATACTAGTTGTCAACTCCAATTGCTTTTCCCCAATTCTTTAGTGCCCAATGACCAATACCGCAAGCATCTGCTACATCATTATCTGTAATAGATCTATCATAGATAGTATTAATAAACTTAATAGTTCTTTCTTTTCGAAGGTTTCTTTCATAAGTTTTATACCAAGACAATGACCTTCCTGGATTCTGTGACCTTATGTATAATTGCTCATCTTTTGATATTTTTTTATTTCCAATATAGTTTTGCCATGTTATTGGAGATACCTTTCCTATAACCTTGGTCCCAGACTGTCCTGCTGATCCAAGTATTGCTCCTTGAACTAAAGCAAGATCGGCAGCAGTTTTTGGACTATTCATGAATACGGTATGCTCAATAACTATTGCCTCAAACCCACCATAAATATCAAAAAAGGCTTTTACCTTTTTACCAGCATCCATTACTTTTTCGTAGACATCTTTTCCTTCAAAGTTAATCTTTCCAACAGAATCAAGATCATCTCCAGAAAATAATGCAAAGGCAAGGCTATTAGTACTAGCGTCAATAGCACAAATTTTATGTGGCTTTAGTTCTAGCCCCCACTTATTTTTTACCATTTATCCTACCCTTTATATCTTTCATTGCTTTTGTAACTGCATCTGGATTAATAGCACATGAAGAACAAACTGCGTCATCATTATATATGGAGAGAGGAGAAGAGCAAGACTTGCAAAGCCTTGTCTTCCCCCTTCTCTTTTGTCTTTTTGAATGCAAATATCTTTCAGCAATTTTTTCTTTTGTTGCTAAATCTCTACACTCTGCAGAGCAGTATATTTGATAAGACACTGACTGCGTAAAACTTTTATCACAATATTTACAATTCTTCACCGAGAATCTCCAGAGGCGCTATTTTTAGTACGCCTGTACCTGCAGACTCACATGCTTTTTTAATTGGGCATGACTTGCATATCTTGGAGTTTGATCTATAGTTTTTGGTTGGCAGGGTTTTATCTTCCCACGCCTTTCGAACTGATCTCATCCAATCAAATGCCTGGTCTACCCACCGACGGTAATGATCGTTTACATCTACTGGGATCAAAAGAAGTTCGTGATTATTTTTATTTTCATAAATCATAACCCCCTTTGGTCTCTTTAGAATCTTCATATATATAAGTAATTGCATTAGGTGGCCATTCTTTGCCTTGCCTGATGCCTTTCTGTATTCGAATCCCTCATTCATCATTGTTTTAATTTCACCAATGAGTTCTTCTCCCTGCCAATCAAACATAACATCACCGTATCCAAAGATAGGTGGGTCATCATGCTTAATCTTAAACTCTGTTGTAGGCTCATTGTTTTCGTCACGATAAACCTTAACTATTCCAGCATTCATCATTGCATTTTGAATTCTTGCGTGAGACAGTGTTCCTGCAGTCATGTTTGCTGCTGCATAGGCATCTGCATTATCTTCGAACACCTGTCCATCAAAAGCAAGATACCAGTACCTAGCACACTCACCGTGTCCGTATGCAATAGTAGATGGAGCAAAAGTCTTCTTTGTTGTATGCTTATCTACACGAGTAATCGTATATCCTTCTTTAATCTTTGCCTCAAGTCCTGCTATATCCATAGGATGGATTGGCTTTTCCTCTGGCTTAATCATAACCGTATGTAGTAAATTTTTCGTCATTAGTTTTCTCGTTTCTATTAGTATAAGTATAGCAGACTATCGAGTTATGTATTTCAATGCAGACACAAGATTGTTGATAGACTCTGCTGCCGTATAATAAAGATTCTTCTTGCCACGATCTGACTTGTCAACATTAGCCATCCATGTGGCCTTGAATGCCATCTTAGCAGCGATAGCCTGAAGCCTTACGATCTCCACAGTAGCCACATTGAGCGGTATGTCTGGCTTAATAATTATCTTAGCAATGAAGGTAAGGGCTGTTGTAAGTTCCTCATCTTCCATATAGTCTGCAATTTCTGACAAACCATTTACCATATCTATTGTTGTTTGTTGTTGTTCCATTATTCCTCCACCATGTCTTCTAGAATACTCATCTCAATTATAGCAAGTCTTACTTTGGCATTACCCTCGCCTATTACGACAACGATGGCTGGATCTTTACCATTCTTCATGGCATCAGTTGTTGCCTTGGCCCATACATCTTTATTTAGTGTAAATGACTTTCCCACTTCTTTGAAGTCTACAACAAAGTTTTTCCAGGATGCATCCCCTTTTTGAGTGTTTCGCCCAGAGTTTTTGTGCTGCTTAGCGCCAATTCTCTTGGACTCACTCTTCTCTGTCATTACCTTTCCATTTCTGCTTACCAAACTTAACTGTGCTCAAATGCTTATCTTTACACATCCATGTAAGTGTCTTTGTGTCTGCATACAGTCTTGCAGTGTTGACATTTGTTTTGCATTCATGGCAAATAAATTTTCCGTTATACACAGTGAAATTAGCCATTTAGTTTTGCCTTGATTGATTCTTGCAAGTCAAGATCCTCTCTTACACGATTAACAAATGCTTCCTTGCCTTGTACTTTTGTTCCATCAGGAAGGATGTACCATGCTCCTGTGCGCTCTACAATGCCGTTTAGTTCTGCGGTAGTAACCAAATCACCAATGGTATCAAGACCAATATCGTCACCTCTAAAATAAAAATCGTACTCACCAGACTGGAACCCTGGAGAGGTTTTGGAAAACTGGAGTTCCCACTTAATAGTTCTACCAATTTTTTCTTCAATTAATTTATCTCCTACCTTGATCTTACCCTTAATCGCTTGATTGTCTGACTCTGAAGAAAAGAGTTTAATAATACATGAGGAATAAAACTTAGTAGCCTGACCACCAGAAGGCTGCTGGCTAGTATACATAGCATTGATATTATTACGAGACTGAGAAATGAGAACAAGCAAAGTTGGCTTAACTTTATTGTTTGCATAGTTAAGCATTTTCCATGCGTTACTAAAGTCACGAGATTCTGCTCCAATCTGCTTTGTGTTTTCCAAAGCCTTCATTTCATCTGTGTCCTTCTCAAAATAAATTGCAGGAAGCATAGATGTAATAGAGTCTACCACAATTAAATCTACACCTGCATTCATTAGTCCAACGCCAACATCCACCATGTCGCTAATAGTTCTTGCCT